ACCGCCGCGGCCCACGGACCCGCGACGTCGCGGATCACCCGCCGCCGGACCAGCCGCATCGTCACCAGCTGCCAGCCGCCGATCGCCGGCAGCGCTTGCAACGCCGCCTCCACGGCATCGGCAATAACGTGCAGCCGCACCGGCTGATCGTCCCACAGGGTGATCGCCAGCATCACCTCGCGCCCGTCGCCGCTCTTGTGGCTCCAGTCGGTCTCGGTGGTCGCATCGAGCGCCACATAGGGGTAAGCCGCGCGCGCCGGCGGACCGTCGAAGACGCCCGTCAGCTCAACGACCGACGACAGCGCGGCCGCGACCGCGGTCTGCAATGCTCCGCCCGCGCTCACTTCAGCCCTCCAGCGAGGAAACGAAGGCTCGGATCAGCAAGCCAGCGTTTCATGATTCCTCGCCCGCTCACCAGCACTTCGTCGTTCTCAACCTGCACCGGCGCGTTTCCGAACATTGCGCGCAACTGGTGCGCGACATCGGAAATCTTCCGCTGCTGCCCATCGCTTGCGAGCGCCTGGCCGCGGTCGAGCAGCTTCTCCATCACGCCCGGACCTCCTCGCAGCGCATCACGATCCGGTCCTTGGTGCGCGGATCGTCGAGCAATTGCCGGACCATCAGCTTGCGCCCGCTCCAGGTCACCCGCTGGTCGAGCGCGATCCCATCGCGCCTCCTGATCGTCACTCGATATTTCGGCATCGAGCTCAGCGCCTGGCCCTCGCTTTCCGCGCCGATGGTCTCGAGCGTCACCGCTGCCAGGCAGCGGCACACCTGCTGCCACCCCGGCTCCTTCAGCCCCATGGCGTTGCGCACCGAGATCGGCCGCTCGATCAGCACGCGCTCGCGCAGGGTTCCCGCGAACTCCGTGCTCATGCGATCCTCATTCGCCGATACGGCCGCCACAGCGCCGTCACCGCAGCGGGCACCTCGCCCCCCTCGCCGTCCCTCGACGTGAACAGGTGCGAGACCAGGCGAAGCACCCCCTGGCGGATCGGCTCGGGGACGCCATTCTCGTCCTCGGCCATTCCCGCCGTTCCACTCACCTGGACACGCGACGCGGCGCTCGCCTGCGTGCGCACCCAGCCGTCTCCGTTGAAATCCACGTCCACCGCGTAGCCGTCGCTAGCGAGCGGCGTCCCAATGCCATTCGAATCCACTCCGGACACGTCGCTGATCGACCGCACGGGCGTGATCGACAGCCGCTCCCAGCAGCCGCTCGCGGGCAGCAGGCATTCGAACGGCCGCGCGATCACGACCTGGTTGATGAACGCTTCGCAGAGGCCGCTCGCGACCCGGATTAACCCGGCCACGACCGCTTCCTCTTCGCCGGTTTCGATCCGGACGTAGGCCTGCGCTTCGCTGAGCGTGACGATCGGTTCGGCAAGCCCGCCCATCAGCGCTTCTCCACCCGGAGCAGGATCGATCGCTCGTCGATCCGGCCCGACTGAGTGACCACGCTGTTCGCCAGCCGGTAGAGCCGCCCGGCAACGCCGCCCCCCGCCTGGACCGTGGACATCCGGTCTTCGAACGAGCTTGCGACGATCACGACTCCATCGGTCTCGTCCGGCTCGACCGACCAGCTGCTTTGCGCGAGCAGATCGTCCTCGGCGAGATAGTCCGCGCCCCAGTCGATGGCATAATCGAGGACCGCGTCCGGGTCCTTGAGCAAGAGTGTCATCTTGGTTCCCTGATAGTCGTTGAGGCTCAGCGCGGTTCCGGCTGGGCGACGGCGTCCGAGGTCGCGACCAGCGTGCGCTTGGGCGGCGGACCGCCCTTCCCGCCGGAGCTGGAGTTCGCCTGTGCGGCGATCGGCTGCGCGCCGATGGGCTCCGCTCCGACGCTCACGCCGTCACCACCGGGTCGGAGCCCAACGGATTCCACGGGCTTTTTCCCGTCGGTAAGTCCTTGGGGCCAACGCTGAATCGACGGCACCCGGCCGTCCTCCGGCACGCGTCGACATTGCTGTAGGTGATTGCCATTGATGCCGGCCCGCCGCTAAGACTCGGACGTCCACCAGCGCCCGGAGTTGCTCGATGCGTGTGATGAGGTCGGGAGGTGTCAACTTCCCGAATCTTCCTGTGCTGCACCTGCAGAGCCTCACTCTCTGGGTTCTGCTCGCTCTGTGCATCGCGGTGTCGGGTTACAGTTATTACCGGTACAAGGGCGGCAAGAGCTTTCGGCGGATGATTCGAAAAAGGCTTCGCCGCTGGCGCAAGCGAGCGGAGGAACGATCGGCTGCAAGCTGAGAGCTGGCGCTGCAGGCGCATGCCCCGCCTCACGAAATGAGCCCGTGGGCGACAAGCTTCGCCTTGAGATCGTTGGCCAGCGCAATCGCACTCGCCAGGTCGGTGGCATCCGGGGAGGTTCCGGTCTTCCGCGCTCCGAGCACCTGTGTTCCGCCGACGCTGAGAACCTTCCCAGACGATAGGTTGATCCCTGCGGAGCTGACGGTCTGAATGACCGCGCCGCCGACCTCGAAGTAATGCGCGACGCGCGCGTTCTGGACGGCGCCAGTCGGCTTGTTGACGTTGAGCGTATATTCGATCGTCGGGAGACCGTTGGCCCACGAATGGTAATTCTGGGTGATGTTGTTGGACGTCGTGTGGTAATCGAACGTCAGGTCGCCCGCCGGTGCGGTTCCCGATGGACCGACCGACCAGCTCGTTCCCGGGCCGCCGAATGCCGAAGTGACGCTCAGCCGGTCGACCGTGAGATATCCTGAAGGATTTCTCAGCCACGCGATTGTCGCCTGGCTCGATTCCTCGACCAGCGCCCGCAGAGTCACCAGGTCCACGCCCCGCCCCTCCGCCTGCGCCATCAGGCTCGCGAGCAGCGCCTCGGCTGTGACCACGCTCATTTCGTCGCCCCCGCGGAAGCGGGGGTCCCGCTTTCTTGAACAACAGCGGGATTCCCGCTTTCGCGGGAATGACAGGCTGAGGCTTTGATGGACTCTAACCCACGCGTCGAAAACCCCAGCATGTCGCGCTTCTCGGCGTCGCTCAGGAACCCCGCGCTCCCGACCGCCAGCCACAGCGCCGTCCGGTCCTCGGCCAGCTCACTGATCTGGTCGGTGTCGACGCTCAAGGCCATCGGTCCCAGCCAGTCGCTCAGCATCTCCGCCAGCGCGTCCAGGATCTTCCCCGCCATCGGCAGGATCGTCTGCCGGTACAGCGCCCGCCCCGCTTCGCGCGCATTGGCGTAGGTCGCATCGCCTGGCAGTCCGACCAGGACCGGCGGCACTCCGAACGCCAGCGCGATGTCCCGCGCCGCGCCTTCCTTCAGCGCGACGAAATCCATGTCCGCCGGAGTGAGGCTCAGCGCCTGCCACTTGAGCCCGCCCTCGAGCAGCAGCGGCCGCCCGGCGTTTCCGGTCCCCGAAAACTCGGTCGCCAGCTCGTCCTTCAGCCGCTTGAACTGCTCGGCCGACATGACCGCGCCGTCCGCGGGCTCGTAGCTCAGCGCGCCTGATGGCCGCGCCGCATTGTCGAGCAGCGCCTTGTTCCACTTCGCCGCCCGGTTGTGAACGCTCGCCGCCGCGATCGCCGCGTCCAGGCAGCCCATGCCATAATGGTCGTCGCGTGGGCTCAGCGCCTTGATGTGCGCGAGCTGGATGCGCCTGAACGGATCGAGGCGGTTGATCCGGCTCGCCTGCCCGCCGGCGCGATAGAGATAGGCGACCGGCCAGCCGCGTTCGTCGCTGACGACGCTTACGCGCTCCGGCCGCAGCGGGCACAGCTCGACCGGCTGGTCGCGCCCGTCGGCGATCAGCTGCACATAGGCATTGCCCTGGAGCAGCAGGTTCGCGGTGATCGTCTCGAGCAGCCCGCTCGCCCTGACCAGCGAAACCGCGCTCTCGTCGCCATCGATGACCAGGCTCCCGAGCATCCCCGCCACCAGCCGCACCGCGCGCTGACCAACCGGATTGCGCCGGTACACCTCGTCGAACTGCGCCTGATAGGAGCGAGCGAACCCCTCCTCCGCTGCGTCATTGCGCAACCACGCGGGCACAAACGGCCTCACGTCCGCCGGCGCGCTCTTGCGCCCGAACCACCACCCCATCGCTCGCTCCTAAAGAAAAGGGCTCCCGAGGAAGC